AATCGTGGTGCCCACTGCAGCATATTGGTTGCCATCACCCACCTGCATGTCTGCTGTGTTGGCCAAGCGCTGACCGGCTTCCACAGAGAAGCCCAGCAACTGGAACAGCGTCTGTGACGGCTCCTTGTACGGCAACGGCAGCATCTGCGTGGTCAACTCTGCACCACCAGCGTCCATGTCGCGCCACTCACCCGGCTGCAGCGGCACATCGTCGTTCATGATCCGCGCGCCTTTGGCCTTGAAGCCTGCAGGCAGGTTGGCCAGCGTCCCAGCGTCCAACAACTGGCGCAAAGCACCCGTCGCGGCCCGTGACAGACCGCCAATCAGGTGCACAAGGCCCAAGCCATACGAACCGAGGCCCTCGATGAACACGTAATGCACAAAATACTGCTTGCGTTGCTTCTTCTTGTCGTCCTCACACCAGTTTCGGCGTATGGCAATCACTTTCTGTTGCGATTCTTCGATTGTGACGACATATGGCAGCTTGATTCCGGTCGGCTCGCCGTCTTCATCCACATCTTCAAAGCCCGGAAGGTCCAATTCGACCTGAAACTCAAGGAAAAACAGCTCTTCCGTCTCGGTTGAGGGCAAAAGTCCTGAAATCTTGTCAATCCGCTCGCCAATTTGGTCCGGAATAGCCGGTTGCGGGCTCGGCTGCAGGTTCAAATCAAGGTATTCACCGCAATACACGCGCTTTCGGTAGTCGTTATCGCTCATTGCGATACGGTGCGTGATCCGCGAGCACTCAGACATGACGCTGGAGCCCGCATACGGGATGTACAGGTCGTCTGGCAGCACTAATTTGCTGACCATGCGCTCTTTTTGGTAGTCGTAGTAGACCTTTTTGAAGGTCGAACCGCCGTATCCGGTGTAGAACATCGCCTGATCAAACTCCGGCGTGTACTCCTCCATCACCGTAGTGATCTGGTAGTTCATGAAGTCAGAGACGCGCTGCGACTGCTGCAGCTTCTCGACAGTCTCCTTCCCCAATACCTGACCGCGAACCGGGCCGCCAGAGGGCATCAGCTCCTTGGTAGCCTGTGCTTGGAACTGCACCACGGCCTCAGACAGCATGGGGTGAGTAACGCCCGCCGCGCCCTTGAATGGCTTGGTGCGCTCCTCGTACTTGAAGCCCAACAGATCGAGGCCCTTGGAGTACTGCTGCTCCCACTCGCCACGCGAAGTCTTGTCCGCGTCAAACAGGACCATCAACTCCGAGCTGATATGACCCAGTTCACCGTCATCCACTACCTCGGCAAGGTTGGCATCAAACGACAGTTCCTCGTCGCCGCCAATTTCAATCGTCGCGCCACCGTCCTCATCAAGAATAATCTCGATGTCTGGCGATTCGTCATCCATCATCTCCAGCACATTACCTGTGCTGATCTCGTTCAATGCCTTGTCAATTGACATGGTCGTCCTTACAAGTAGGTGCGGTTGTCGTCCATCTTACGCTCAACCAGCCCACCCTTTTTAAATGGAATGCCCGTCTGGCGCAGCTTATCTGCCGTTTCATCGCCCCAGCGAATTGCAGGAGACTGATAGGTCTTGCCCGTCAATCCGTCTTTGTGTTCCACCATCAACAGCTCAAAACCAGACTTCTCACCACCAAGGTCCTTGATGACCTGTTTCATGTTGTTGGCTACGTTGCGGTACAACTGCGCCTGTTTTGATTCTACCGAGGGAAAGCTGACCATGTTCAAGCCTCGCTCAATTGCACCGTTGATGGCGTTCTTCATCAGCAACTGTTGCACTTCTTGCGGCTTGTGCTCCATACCAGCAAAGGCTTCATGGATGTTGTATGTCGGCGGGAGTTTTTCGATCATGTATTCGCTCGCCAGTAAGCGGCGTTTTGCCGGGACCTGTGCTTTAATCTCATTGAGCATCTTTTGCCCAACACCTTGCAACTCATCCGGTAGATCGCCGAGCAAGCCCAGCGCTCTGTCCATGCCTGTTAGGCCCGACTGGTCAGGCCTAGACTTTTCCGTCAATTCCATCATCATGCTCGTGCGCGTGGTATCCAGATAGTCCCGTTGATTAGAACCCTTTGGAAACGGCGTCAGAAGCTGTTCAATCACCGCATCATGTTTGTCGGCCAGCTCCCTGTCCTTTTCTACGCTCGAACCGCGTTTACCCAGCGTGCGCAAATCATCCAGCCGATCCGCCTGCAGCTCCAGCACATGCAGCGCCTGCGTCTGACCTTGTCCGGGGATCACTGCAGGAATCTCCACGAACCGAGAGAAGCCAATCGGGTTATCCGATGCAACCGAAGAATGCTGGCCCGTATACAGTTTGTACTTATCCCGAACTGCATCAAGTGGTGCAAGAGTTTGTCTAGTCTGCTTGTAAAGGTTATCGGCGGTGGTGTCCTTCTCCACCGCTTTGCTCACTTTGATCCGTAATTCCTCAAGTACTAAATCCGGAAGCCTGAGGCCGGGCCCCAGTGAAAAAGGATCCTCCGGTTTAATATTTGTACCCAGTTTTTTGTTGAGAGCCTGCAATGCCTCTTTGGCAATCTGATTCGTTGCCTGTTCCATACCGGCCAGCTTCCACGTATCTGCTTCTTTCATCTGAGCTTTAATTTGCTCGTATTTTGGACTCAAAATAGGATATTCAACTTCTTGCATCAATTGTTTTAATTCGGCGGAAGGCGTTTGCCGGTACTGCTGCACCAAACCCCGCAAGTCCTCCAAAATCTTTCCCCCCTGTGGTACCGCTTTGGCATAGGGGGTGGAAAGAAAATTCTCCAGATTTTGTAATGCTTTTTCTGGCAAATTATCGGTTCGCAGAAGTAAGTAGGGATTGGGGAGAGTTTCCAGCGCTTTTTTGGCTTCCGTTACATAAGCAGGCGCACGTTCGAGCAGATTAATCGTGCCTATTGCCTCGCCCGGAAACGGATTGTCGTGGGCCGAGTAAAACTGCCCAATCTTCGGTTCCTTGATCTCCGTCTTCCAACCGCGCGGTGAATACAGGTCCGCGAGCCGCGATCCAATGTCCTGTGACGTCAGCTTCGTGCCCGGCGCAACATCAGCCAATGCTTCCTGCGCCCGCGTAATCTCATGCTCACGGAACTTGCCCTTCAGACCATTCAGGAACTGCTCGGGCGTGGTCTTGCCCTGCATCTGATCAACATACATCTCCAGCTTGCTGATAAACGGGTTCTTGGCCTTCTCGTGCAGCGCCAATTCATCCCACTTGGGCACGGCCGGAGCGGCAGGCGTCACAGGGGGCGTCACTTCGGGCATAGCCTGCAGCATCTGACGAGATGCCGTCGGCGCAGCCACCGCTACTGGAGCAGGGACCGGAGTGGGCTCGGGGACCGGCAGCGGCAACTCCTGTTGTACAGGAGGCCGGGCCGTGGGCCGTGGTTCTGGAACCGGTGCGGCACGCGTAACCGCCGCTTCCTGTGCAGGCATCTCCCGCAGTGCCTTGGCCGCTTCTCCCGCTTTACCGATCATGCGACGCGCGCCGAGGACAACACCGGTGGGCGAGGCAAAGGAAGACAGCATTGAGCCCGCCTCGTAGGCGGCCTTCAGATTGGGTTGCGTGGGTGCCGGTTCGCGCAGCCCGGCGTTTTCCATTTGGCGCTTTAGGTACTCCGTGCTACCCACTTGCTCTTGGTTGATCCCGGGCAGCAGCTTGCTCACGCCCGGCACGTTGCGACCGATGAACGTCGCAATATCCACCGGAGCCCCGACAATGGTATAGGGCAGATCAGCGACGCCCCTGCCAAATGCCTTGGTCTGCTCCTTGAACGACTCTAGCGTACTGCGCGCGGGAGTTTCGCCAGATTCCGGGCTGCCCTCGGCGCGGAACACGGTACTCTGCCCCGGCATTGTTCCACGTGGAACATTTCCCGCCATGCCCGCCACCATTTGGTTGGCGGAGTTGGCAAAAGGAGATTGGACCTGCATTCCCATGGGGGTGATGGGTTCGACCATACCACCCACGGCTAATTGAACTGGACCACCTCCTTTCGGTTGCAGTGCAGCAAAAGGACTTGCCACCTTCAGATTCAAATCCGCTACCACCGTCTTGGCCGGTGCGGCAGGAGTCATCTCCTCCAGCATGGTGCGCGCCCGTACCAGCGGCTCGCCCGACTTGGTGGTGTACTCCTCGTCATCATCGTCATCGCCCAGCGCGGCCAGTGCCAGCGCCGCCTGATAGTCCGGACCATACTGGCTGGCAGAGGACAGTAACTGCTCGGGAGTGGTGGCAGGGGCGGGGGTAGTAGCGGCAGCGGGTTTTGGCGTGGCCGCTGCGCGTGTGGCAGCAGCCTTCTCCCCCTGCGCCTGCAGGTTGGGGTTCATGCGGGCCGGGGTTGTTGCCGCTGTCGCTGCAACCGGAGCCGCTGCCGGAGTGGCACGCGCCAACTGCACCGAAGGCAAATCGTCCGACGCTTTGCTGACCTTGGATTGCTGGCGGGCAATGAACTGACCCACCGTCTCTTTTGCAAATTCGGGATTGTCCCGCAGTTGTTTGTCCGCGCGCTTCTTGGTCAGATAGCTACGCAACAACTGCGGCATCGGCATATCAGGGTTCTTTTCCGCCATTGACAACGCATTCTGCGCGCCGCGCGGACCCAAGAAATGACCTATGTAATGCTCGTAATCCGACACCGAACGGCCCAAGCGCTTGGACAAATCCTTGTCCACGTTGGCCATAAAGCGAAGACCCGCATCCGCATTGGCCTGCGCATCAAACACCGTGCGCTCGTCCAATCCCATGGACTTGGCCGTCTCGGGCACAAACTGAAATAACCCCGCCGCACCACCGCGTGGGTTTCTTGCCGCAGGATCAAAATTGCTCTCAAGGCGCACGAACCGCGCAGCGCGGTCCGGGTCAACACCCATCTGCGCCGCCTTGTCTCGCACCAACTGCTCATACTCAGCGCGCTGTTGCGTGGTCAAGGATTTCGGGGCAGCGGGTTCGGCCATCAGTAGTACTCCATCACCTTTTCCTCGACCGGATCATCGTCGAAGAAGTCATCGCGCAGCGAGATAAAGTTGCCCTGCCGGAAACGATGCCAAGCCATGACAGAACTGTCCACTTGGTCATCCTTGCTACCGTTGGGAAATGCAGCCAATTCCTCCACCAGTTCCTCGGCCCATTCCTCACCTTCAGGATACCAGATCATACCCGATTCCAGCAAGGGCGCAACAGCATTCGCACGACTCACCTTGTCCTGACCAGAGCGCCGACCACCCGGGGAGTACAGCGTCACAGGAACACCCATCCGACGCAACTCCTGCTGCAACGACATACCACTCGCCTTGGCCTCGATCAACACATTGTCAGGATTCCAATACTGGTACTCGTTGCGCGCAACGCGCTTCAACTCCGGGAAGTCCCACTGACCGCGCTGCACGCCCAACAGCAACAAACTCGGACCGGAGTCCGCATCAGGGGTAAACACCCCCCACGTCGATATCACAGAGTAGTCCGCCGTCTCCTTCTTGGAATACGCCGTATCCATGCTCTGGATGATGTACTCACACTGCGGCACATAGTCCTGCTTCCACTTGCGCCACCAGTGCCGTTTCAAGATCGCACCCTCATCGTTGGTAGGCTGCTGCTGCCACTGCGCCTGCCACTTCTTCATGCCAATCGAAACCTTGACCTTCTCCAACTCGTCAAGGCTCCAGTACCCGGGCCACAACGGATTGCCCGAGGGCAGGATCGCCGGGAATTCAATCACCTCCCACTGGTCAGACTTTAAATACCCCTGCTGCTGCAGCAAACGCCCAGACAAGTCGTCTGTCTTCCACCGGGTGTTGATCACAATGATCGAACCATTTGGCTGTAATCGCTGACGCGGACCAGAGGTGTACCACTCCCACGTGTTCTCCATCGCCGTCTCAGACAAAGCGTCCTGCTCGTCCAAAATATCATCCAAAATGACAATGTCGCCACCACGACCAGTCATCGCTCCACCCTTACCGATGAAAAAGGCTTCCCCTCCGTGCGACGTGGCCCACCGTCCGGCAGCCTTGCTGTCCGCTGCAAGCTTCATGTCAGGGAACAGCTCCTTGTACGAATCGTGATCGACAAGGTTTCGGATCATCCGGCCAAAACGCTGCGACAACTCCGCTGTGTGCGAGCCAACAATGAGTTTTGCATCGGGGCGACGGCCCATCAGATACGCCGGGAACAGATAACTACCCATCTGACTCTTTCCGTGGCGCGGGGGCATCGCGATCATCAGGCGCTTGCACTTGCCAGCAACCACCCGATCAAACGCCTCGGCAATGATCCGGTGGTGATCCCCGACAAGCATTTCTGGCCAGACGTACTGACAGAAGGGAAGGAAGTTCGAGGTGCACGCCTCGCGGGCTTCCAACTGCTTGAGACGGAGCTCGAGTCGAAGCTGTTCGGCTTCAACGTCAGAAGATACAGAAAGTTGCGTTGGTTTCATAAGTTGCAAATATACCCCCGGGGTGCACCTTTTTACAACAAAGGGGGCCTTTTTCCAAACTGTTTCGTGGGTGTTCTGTATGGCAGAAATCGAGCTTAAGGTCTCGTCTCTACTGAAGCTGGCCTGTTTTTTCCCCTACCCTTACCTATAAGTCACTTGCCCCGCCTGCAGCGCATTCGCGCTGCTAAAACACAGGCGGGGCACGCAGCGCGAACCCGATAGCGCGAGGCTATCGGGTCAGGCACACCGATAGCGGCGTGCTATGCGTTGGCAGCGGCCTCCTTCTCGCGTGCCAGTTGCTGGTTGCGTGCATCGCGTGCCGTCAGCGCTGCTGTTTTGTTGTCGTGCATTTCAGTCCATCCAAAATTCACGTTCAGGTTGC